GGTGCTTCTATCTTTTCAGATTTTTTAAATGTATGAGAAAAGTCACCATCAGTATATTTATACTCAACTGACCATTCTGTTACATTACCATCAGCATTTGTTTTAGGTTTAGCTGATACCCATTCTTTAGTTATTGCCATATTATTCTCCTTTTAGAGTGTTTATTTCTTGTTGTAAAGTTGTTACTTGAGCCGACAACTCTTGTACGGCTTTTATTAATGGCATAGTCAATGTTTCATATTGAATAGATTGTTTGTTACCTTGACTTGTAGAAACTTCGTGGCCAGAAAAACTAACACCAAGCTCATTACAAACAGCTTCAACTTCTTGAGCTATTAAACCATCAAATACATTTTCTTTCTCATCATCTTTAATTGGCTCTTTATTTGCTTCACCAAATAAATCTGCGTATTCTTCTGGGTCTTTTCTTTTAAACTTTCTAGGCTTTAATTTGTTTACAAATTCTAAACCTAAATCAGTATCAACAATATCTTTTTTAATTCTTTCATCAGAATATGTGCTAAAAGATACTTGACCTTTAATTGCTGTAACAGAAGTATTACCAAGATGTACTTGGTTTCCTCTACCTGAAGTAATATTGTAACCTATGCAAATTGCATTAGTTTCATTATCTCCATCAGAGTGTTGTCTTGCAAAAGCCCCAAGCATAATAGATTCAGAACCAATGTAAGCATTTCCTGCTCCGTTACCTACAACTACTGTATAATTTTCATCAACAACAGCATCAGCTGCTATTCTACCCATAGCAGTATTTCCAATACCTGTAGTTGACTTGCTTAATGCTTCATAACCAACAGCAACATTATAGTCACCTGAAGTCGCAGCATCTAAAGTGTAGTTACCTACTGCTACATTAAACTCTGCACCCGATAAACTAGCACCACCGAGAGCTTCATAACCAATACCTAAATTGCTAGCTTCTGTATCATATGCGTGACCAGCATTATTACCAATTAAAATATTATAATCAGGTGTTGTAAGTGTTTCACCAGCACCTTGTCCAATAACAACACTCCCAGAACCTGTGGTTAAATTTGCACCAGCATCTTCACCAATTAAAACATTGGCATTAGCCGATGTCATATCATTACCAGCAAGTTTACCTATAACAACATTGTTTGCCCCAGTTAAAACACCAGAACCAACTGCTTGTGTACCAAGAATTGTATTACCATCACCAGTTGTTGCATTTTGTCCAGCATTACGACCTATACCAATATTATTAGTACCAGTGGTGTTTGCTGATAAAGCCGCTCTACCAACAGCTACATTATAGTTTGCGGTTGTATTTGCTGCTAAAGCACTTCTTCCTATTGCAACATTATCAGCACCTTCAGTATTTGCCAAATAAGCTGCTTGTCCTATTGCAACTGATTCATCACCAGTTGTGTTAGCCTGTCCAGCTCTTTCTCCAATGAAAGTATTATTTCCAGCAGTAGTGTTTGCTGCTCCAGAATCACGACCAACAAATACGTTATTACTACCTTCTGTTAAAGCTAAACCCGCACTAGCACCAATTATTACATTTTCAGCACCTGTTGTAACCGCAGTTCCAGCTCCATAACCCATCGCTGTATTGTAATCACCAGAAGTCAAAGCATCGAGTGTGTTATTTCCAACAGCAACATTATATTCACCTCCAGCTATTGAGCCACCTAATGCGTTTGTACCTATTCCTAAATTATTACCCTCAGTGTCGTGACCATCTCCAGCATTTTTACCAATAAATACAATATCATTACCTGTCGTACAACCGTGACCAGCTCTATATCCTAAAAATACTGAATCACCACCTTCAGTTCTAGATGCAGCAGCATCATAGCCCATGAAAATATTACCACCACCAGTAGTTATAGCACCACCCGAGCCATATCCAACTGCTACATTATAGTCAGCAGAAGTTAAAGCATCTAATGAGTAGTTACCTATTGCTACGTTGAATTCACCACCAGCTACTGAACCAGCAAGTGCTGAGTGTCCAATTGCCAAATTGTCATTTTCAGCATCATAGCCCGTACTAGAACTCATTCCTATTGCTATGTTTCTATCACCAGTAGTAAGAGCTTCTAATGAATTTACTCCAATAGCTACGTTACTTGGGCCATCTGTTAAATTTCTTAAAGCACTACTTCCAACAGCTATGTTGTATTGTCCAGTTACAGTTCCTTCATACATAGAGTTGTAACCAAGTGCTACGTTATTGCTTCCTGTTGTTAAAGCTGCGCCAGAATTATAACCTAAAAAAGTATTATTATCTCCAGAAGTTAATCTGTATAAAGCAAAATTACCAAGACCTATATTTGCATCTCCTGTTATAGCAGCATCAAAACCTGATCTATAACCAACAAAAACATTACCAGCTCCAGTTGTAAGTTCTTTACCAGCTTGTGAACCAAGTAAAGTATTACCTGTCCCTGTAGTAATATCAGTACCTGCTTCATAACCAAGAGCAACATTATAGTCAGCAGAAGTTAAAGCATCTAAAGTATTAACCCCAATTGCTATATTATATTCTCCGCCTGCTACTGATCCACCTAAAGCATTTGAACCAATACCCATATTATAGTTTTCAGTGTCAAACCCATCACCAGCATTTTTACCAATAAATAAATGACCACCGCCAGTTGTTATACTTGCTCCAGCCTGGTAACCAATTAAAACTGCATCACCAGCTGTAGTACAAGCAGTCCCAGCTTGATAACCTATTGCAACTGCATAGTCTCCAGACGTCAAAGCACCTAAAGAAAGTCCGCCAATAGCTATGTTGTATTCTCCACCAGATACATTTCCGTGAAAAGCGTCTCTACCAATTGCTATGTTTTCATTTTCTGCATCAAATCCATCTCCAGCATCTTTACCAATCATTATATTACCAGCACCAGTAGTAATCTGTGAACCAGCATCTTTACCTATTGCAACATTGTCATCACCAGTCGTAATAGCGTCCATAGCTGCAATACCATAAGCAGTATTATTTGCTGCGGTATCATCTGTGCCTGACACATCATGTGTGTAGATAGAGTTGTTTGAACTATCACTATAAAATGGAATACCAGCAATGGTTGAAGCTGCTGATGTTGTAATAGATGTTGTAGATAAATTAGCTAAGGCATCATGAATTTCATCAGAGCCATCATTATAAATCATTTTATCTTTACCTGCTGCTAGTGAAACGGTTGCCGCTCCAGTGCCAGTAGTTAAAGTAAGAGTTGAGTTTGAATCGTTTAGTACGTGATATGTTTTTTCAATGTTTGGAAACGTAATAGCTTGTGTGCCCCCAGCTGTACCAGTGAATACTAAAACTTTATTACGACCATTCTCATCAGCATAAGAAGTTGGTTGTGCTGTAAAAGTTAAAGAGGTTGCACCAGTGACAGCAACAGTTGCTAAACCGTCAGCTGCATCTTCTAGTCTTTCCCAGTTCTGATTAGTTTGATCACCCCAAGCGTTTGCGTTCTCGCCTGTTGTCATTAGTCTTATTCCAAGACTGGACCATGTTGATGCCATATTATGTTTCCTTTAAATATTTATTATGTTATTCTTAAAATTGCGTTTGACTCATCTGCAGTTGGGAACTGAATAGTAAATGTTCCTCCTGCTACAGAATAATCTGCACCAAAATCAATCACCATTACTGCTGGATCTCCAGATGCTGAGTCATTATAAATGACGCAACCTCTTGTAGTAAATGTAGCAGAAGTCCAAGACGTGTCTGCAAAATCTGTCAAAGCAGTTGTAGTAGTACTTGTACCATTTGTAGGTGTTACATTTGTTAATGTATTACCTCCTGTAGTATAACCATTACCATTTGCTAACTCGTCTGAGTTACCTGTGATTGTTGTATATGAAGTCGTGCCCGCATTGTAAGTGCCTGTTTGTGAAGCATTTGCTTTAATCAAAGCCACTTTCATAGTGTTTCCACTAGTAGTAGTGAAATTGTGCGTAGCAGTCATTAGCTCTTTTTTAAATGTTGAGCATATTGCTGATGTAATTGCCATTATCTATTTTCCCTTATTCTTGATATTTCGTTAAGTTCACCTTGTACCAGTGTAGAATTCCTCATTCTTAATTGTTCTTCAGCAGCTAGCACTTGTGCCGCTCTCTGATATAATTGTTGATACTTGGCTAATTCCTGGTCTGCTTTCATAAAAGTAGCAGCCTCTATTAAACAAGCATATAACAAAGCATCTCCACAATAATCACTCAAATACGTATTCGCTTGAGATGAAGACAACCCTGTTGGTCTTATATTATAACTGATCTCTAAGGTTTTGTCAACCGATGAAGTGGGGGCAAATATGATATTTGTTTGTCTATCTGATGATGTATAAGCCGCTCCATCATTTGTAAATGCCCAGTAGTATGGTTGATCTGTTTGTGTTGCGTTAGTGCCAGCTCTCCAATATTCGCGGATAAATGATTC